GACAAGTTGCTTGAGCTTGGCAGGCTGATTGGTGAAGCGGTTGAAAAGGAGCACGGGGTAGACGAGGGCATTGAAGAAGTTGTCGCAGGCTATACCAACTAACCCAACCACAGGAGTACACCAATGACCGCACTCGTACCCGTAGACCAGATCGAACGCATGGCCGTCAGCGTGGCCCGCTCGGGCCTGTTTGGCGTCAAAACCTCAGACCAGGCGATGGCCCTGATGCTGATCGCCCAAGCTGAGGGCCTGCACCCGGCCATCGCCGCGCGTGACTACCACGTTATTAATGGCCGCCCCGCCCTGCGCGCCGACGCCATGCTGGCCCGTTTCCAGGCCGCAGGCGGCAAGGTGGAATGGGGCGAGTACACCGACACGCGCGTGGTCGGCAAGTTCTCGCACCCGTCAGGCGGCAGCGTGGAAATTGCGTGGACGACGAAGATGGCGCAGGACGCCGGCCTGACGCGCAACCCGACATGGAAGTCCTACCCCCGCCAGATGCTGCGCTCGCGCTGCATCTCTGAGGGCATCCGCACCGTGTTTCCCGGCGTCGTCGTCGGCACCTACACGCCCGAGGAGGTCGAAGACATGGCTCCCGCGCCTCGCCAAGCCCCGCCCCCGCCCGCCCCCGAGCCCGTGGAAATCGTCATTGACGCCGACAAACTGCTGGAGCAGATCGAACTCGCTAGCACGCTGGAGGGCCTCGAGATGCTCCGCGCGGACATCCGCCGCATGCCGAAGGGCGACGACCGCAATCGCGTGATCGCCGCAGCCACGCGGCGCGTTGACCAGATCCGCGCCGAGCAGGAGCCCCCTGCCGGCGACCCGCAAATTGTCCAAGCCGAGGAGGGCACCGTATGAACGCACCCGTCATGACCCAAGCCGAGGCGGCGCTGCACTACCGCCTGCAGGCCGCGCAAGACATGTTTGCCGTCGCTGACGACCGCGCCCGCACCGCCCGCGAGCACATCGACCGCCTGCTGGTGGCGATCTATGAACTGTCGTTCCCGCTGCTGAGTCACCCGGAGCACGGCAAGGCCGCCGGCAAGGCGCACGACATCGCCGCCGAGATCGAAGACTGGTGGTTCGCCGAGGAGAACACCGATGACGACGAATGACACCCTGCTGACCGAGCAGGAACTGGCCGATCGATGGCGCGTGGCCAAGCGCACCGTGCGCCATTGGCGCGCCAATCAGCGCGGGCCGGCGTTCATCCGGCTCGGCCGCACCCAGCAGGGGCGCGTGATGTACCGGCTCGCCGATGTGCTGGCCTATGAGGCTCGGCAGAGGAAGGAGGAGGCGGAATGACCACCATCACCATCGACCGCGCAGTGCTGGAGCAGGCGCTGGAGGCGCTGGAGGCTTTAGATGCCCCGCCATCTGGCGTGGTTGACCACTACGAACTTGACCGTCGGAAACAAGCCCTTCGCGCCGCGCTGGCGCAGCAGGAGCAGGAGCCGGTGGCGTTCTACGTTTACGAATGGGTGAACCCAAGCGATGGCTACGTGTTCCGCTCGTTCCGCCCCGAGGAACACCACATGGGCCGTAACCCGGATCGGGTAATTCCCGTACCACCCCGCCGCGAGTGGAAATCGCTGAGTGACGCAGAGGTACAAGCGATACACCAATCCCTATGCAATACGGTGGGCAGCGACTACCGCACAATTGCCCGCGCCATCGAGGCCGCGCTGAAGGAGAAGAACGCATGACTCCGACCAACAAGCTGCGCTTCGTTGTGCGCGAAGAAATTGACCACGGGAACTCATCTGACGAATGGATTGCCACACGCCCTGTTCGCATCCTTCAGCAGTGGTGGGAGAGCAGCGCGCACGACGTGCACTGGGTGAACGGTGCGCCCGGAGAGTGGCGTGATGTGACTGTGGAGGAAGAAAATGGCTGACCAACCCAAGGCCCTGCAACTGGCTGCAATGGCCCACCTCGGATACCGCGTCGGCTGGCAACGCGAAGCCGCCGCCGAACTGCGCAGGTTGCACGCAGTGAATCAGGAACTCCTGGAGGCGTTGCGCCTAACGAGCATTGACTGCCAGTACTTGCACCATGCCCACAAAGATCGGCATTTGCTTTTCGAAGAATGTCCTGTTGTGGCGCGAATCAACGCCGCCATCGCCAAAGCAGAGGGGCAAGCATGAAACTCCGCGCCTTCCTGCGCGGCTTCGTCAACGGATTGACGCTGCTGCCGCTGTGGCGGTGGATTAGGAGAAAGACATGAAACTCACCCCGTGGTTCCCCGCCAACGTCAAACCTGTCAGGGTGGGGGTGTATGAGGTCAGAATGAAGGCCCCGTGGTATCGCTATTGGGATGGTGTGCATTGGCACGCAGGGCACTGCACTTCCGAGCTTGCCTGCGCACTGCCACACCTGCCAATTGAAAACACGCCGCCAGAACCTTGGCGCGGACTCGCGGAGGAACCGAAATGATCCCGTTCGAATGCATGGAGTACGCCCAGGTTTTCCGCACGCTCAAGCTGGAGCTTGCCATCATTGCCGTTGTAGCCCTGCTACTAGGCGTTTGGATTGGGAGGCGCGGATGACCACATGGAGAAAAGGCCCGCCGCCTAGCATCGGCTGGTGGCCGGCGAGTATATCCCGCGACCGCGATGCCATACGTTGGTGGGACGGAAAGTTCTGGAGCGTTCCTTGCTACAAAGGAGAAAAGCCTTGGAGTATTAAATTGTCAGCCGGAATCAAAGATTCTCAACCTCCATGTGCCATTGAATGGACCGACAGGCCCGCATCGTGGCCAGAGAGGGCAAGGACATGAGGCCAGCCTACAAAGAGTACGTCTTGGTGTTTGACACTTCTGGCGGCTCGTCGGCAATCGGCAGACTGCTGCGCTTGGTGGCGTTCCCGATCCGCTGGGTGCTGACCGGGAGGGCGGAGTTGTGAAAGAACTTGACAAATTGTGGTTCCAAGCGCAGCACGACGCCATCAAGGCGGGTGAGAACTTCACGCGGTATCGATTCGCCGCCCTCGTCGCCGCAGCAGAGCGTGAGAAAGTCGCCGCATGGATGCGCAGCATGGGCTACGCCACCGGTCACGGAGACACGATAGTGGATCTGCTGGACCACCTCGGCACGCAGATTGCGGAGGGGCTGTTGATGGAACGCGCCGCCTGCGCCGACATCTGCGACCAGCACGCCAGCATCGAGGGCATCGCGCAGCGGTGTGCTGCAGAAATCAGAGCAAGGAGCAAATGAGACGCCGCATTCGCAAGATCAAAAACCACCTGTACCCGTGGTACATCTACGCCGCAAGACAGCGCAGGGCATGGGAGGCTGTGCAAACTACTCAGGTGCGGTTCAGCAGGGCAATACGCGAAGCGTATGCCAAGGCGCGGGCAAGGCTGGAATGGCGGGGTTGACATGACCGACGACGACATCGCTGCACTGATAAACGACACTGCAGGCCAGCACTGGGGCGACGAAGCGCACTTTCAGCGGTTCGCTGTTGCGCTTGAAAAGCGTTTTACGGCAGCAAACATGCCGGCAATCAAACTGGCAATGCAAGCGGAGCGCCAGAACGGCGCAGCCGCAGAACGCCAACGCTGCGCCCAGATCGCCCGCGAGTTCGACCGCGACCACCCGAACACAAACTACGGCGGGTGCATCGCCCGTCTTATTGAAGGGGACAACCCATGAAACCCAGCCACCTCACCACCCCGCGAACGCTGGCCGACTGCACGTTCACCACGGGCTACAGCATTTCACAGCCGCGACCGCGTTACGTTCCAGCGCCCGCAGTTATCATTGCGTGCATCGCGCTGGGGGCCCTGCTGTGGACATTGCTCTGACCATCGACATCATTGTCTGCGCCGTGCTGGCCGCTGTCGGCGTGTTGCTGTTTTGGCCGCAGGTATGAGCTACATCCCCACCGGCTGCGACCAGCAGGGTCGCTATCCCGAGGCTGCCGAGGCGGCGACCGAAATCGGCGCTGACGACTTCGACGACGCGGCCCAGTACATCATCTGGCACCTCGTCATTGCCATCGTGATCGTCGGCGCTATCGCCGGGGCTGCGGCGCTGCTATAGCGTCATAGGCCCGCTCGCAGGCGGTGCCGGCAGCGCCTCGAGCGTCGGCTACGGCAGCAAGCTCTGCAGCCGCTTGCGCAACCCCTCTGAGCAGGTTGGTGAGCACCACTCCGGGGTCTGGGGCTGCCTGGCCTCCGAAGGAAGGGTCGGCACGGTCGCGCTGGGGATTGGCGCACTGGGCGGCGATGATTTCGGCACGGCGCTGCAGGCCGTCAGCAGCACTGCGAGCGCGGGCAGCGTCAGCGGCCGCAGCGCGGATCTTGGCTTGGGCATCGGTCTGCACCTCCGTGTGCTGGGCTCGCCATCGGGCTTCTAGGGCTCGCGCGGCTTCGCTGGCGGCAAGGGCCTCGGCCACCAGTTTCTCGCGCTCCTGAGCCCGTTCTGCGCGTTCTGTGGCCAGTGTGGTTTGCATCCGTTGTTCGGCGCGCTGGGCGACGTTGAGTTCCCACGCAAGCACGCCGGAAGTTACCGCTAGGCCGACGCACACGGCGCCGAGGATGTAGGAGATGGTGCGGTCAATCATTGGCCAAGGCACTGCCGGTTTTCAGCCTGCCGGCGCAGGGTCAGGCCGCGCAGAGGCTCGCCACGGAAGCGATCCCAGCGCAGGATCTCGGCGCAGGCTCCGGCGTAATCGCCCGCGTTCAGCCGGCGCACCAGCGTCGAGCCGCAGAACGCTCCCGGCCCGATGTTGTACGCCAGGCTCAGGAAGGCATCGTATTCGTGTTGATGCAGCGGCACCCGCACGCACTGCTTGAGCGCGCCCTCAAAGCGCTGCACATCCTGCAGTTTGCGTACCAGAGCCCGCACGGGCTCGATGGTGTCGCCCGATTTCACGCCGTCAGTGGTGCCGAAGCCGATGGTCGGGACGTCGCCCTTGACCGGGGTGTACGCCTCGCCACGGTAGCCCTCATGGACGGCAATGCCGACCAGCGCAGACGCTGAGAGCGTCAGGGCGCCGATGACGATGCGGGCTTTCATTCGGTGTCAGGCCCGCCCCGGAAATACATCTTGCCCCAGCGGTAGAGCAGGAAGCCGATCTGCAGCACCAGGTAGATCAGCGTGACCCACAGCACCAAGTCATTGACGGGCATGCCGGCAATAGTTGCGCCAGCGACGGCGACTGGCGGCGAAGCCTTTGCGGCTTCGGTGGCGATGTCGGCTTTCTGTTGCATCGTCAGGCTCATGTCAATCGCTCGTCGGTTTCTGCAGCGCGAGCCTCGCGCTCCATCGGATGATCGGCGTACCCGTGGCGGACGAGGCCCCACAAGTACGTGACATAGTATCGCAGCAAACCCATGCGCCGGTACTGCCGCCAGTGCTGCTGTTCATGCCGGATCAGGCGCTGGCTGTGCAGGTGCTCGGCCAGGATGAAGATCCCGAACGGCGCCAGCGCCACGCCTGCGAAGCCGAAGCGGCGCAGGAACCAGGCGATGATGTGGCGGGCGGGGCTGGGGGTCATGGGGCGAGGGCGTTGACGGGGGCTGGAGCCAGATTGTTCCGCTGCGAGGCCGGCGATACGATGGCGGTCTGAGCCGCTGCGCGCGTTACTGCGCCAGCGCCTCTCTGCAGCTTCTCCGCGCCGGCCGCACGAATCTGCGCCCGCTCCAGCGCAGCAATGGCGGCAGTCGGGTTCTCGATCATCAGGGCATACAGTTCTCCTGCGGCCTTGCGGTTGATCCTATCTTCAAGCCGCACCCATGTGTTGCGGGCAAAGGTCATTGCGCGGTTCAACAGATTCGGGAACTGGCGGGCGCTTCCCGCGCCCTCACGCGCAGCTTCAGTAGCAAGTTCGCCAACATCAGGCGCGGCTGCCTTTTGACCGAATTGCGCCGTAGCGGCGGTTCTCTGTGCGCGCTCCAAGTCTCTTGCTACTAGCGTTAGGTCAGTCAACTGCTGCGGCGTAAAATTCTGCGTTCGGGTGAAAACCACGCCTTCAACGTTTTTGCCAAACGCTTTGAGCGCCGACTGTTGCTTTGCCACTTCCTCTGCAAATTGAGACTGACGCATCAGATTGTCAAAGGCGCCGCGGCCAAGCGCCTCTCGCAGAGTGTCAGCATTCTTGGTCAAAAACGCCACGGAATCCTTGGGTTCGCCGGCACGCAGGCCCGCTGTGGCGCGATCCGAAAATTCTGCCAGCACGGCGTTTTTGGCGGCCGGACTGAGTTGACCTTGCAACAATTTAAAGTTGCGCGGATTCTGCAAGCCAAAGTCAACTAGTTCGTTAGCCGTGCGACCAACCAGTTTTCCGCCGGCATCCTTCACTCTAGCGGCCTCATCGGAAAGGCTGACAGCGGCCTGCTGGACTTGCTCCAGTCGTTGCTTCAGTCCACCGCCGATTGCATCAAGCTGCCGAGCGTTGTCCTGCAAGAACCTTGCGGCAGCTTCTGGCTTGACCATCTTGGTGGTCGGATCAACCACACTGCGGCGGAACAGGTCTTCGACGCCCTTTGCCAGCGACTCGCGCGTCTCTGGCGATCTGCCGATAGCGGCCAAAATGTCTCTTGCGCCAGTTTCGCTACGCAACACGGTTTGCGCCATCGACTCGTCGCCCAACAGCGCAACGTTGGATGCGCCCTCGCGGAACATCTTGCTAGCGGTGCCCGTGTAGAAACGCTCGGCTACTTGCGTGGCATGAGCTTGTTTAGCCGCGGCATACGCAGCTTTGGCCTCGTCACTCAACTTACTGCTGGCAATGGCTTCATCCAGCGCGCTGCGCATCTTGTTGATGTTTGCGCGAGCGATGTTAGAAGCCGCATCCGTAGAGCCTTTCAGCGCCGCATAGTCGATGTTCAGCGCCTTGCCAAGCGCAGATGCTTGTTCAAGCGTGACCATTGGAGGCAAGTCTGGCTGCGCCACCTGCCTCATTCTGCTGGTGACTTTGCCCGCGCCGACCGGAACGGCGGGCGCGGTTTTTGGCCCATACAGTTCAAGCACTTTCGCCGTCTCTGGCGCAAGACCTTTGAACTCGATGATTGGTTGGTCACGCAGGATGCCGGCGCGCTCAACAACCTTTTGAAACGGAATGTTTGCCTCCGTTCCAGCAAGTTGGAACGCCTGGTCGTATTGCTGCGACACGCGCAATTTTGCGTCATCCAACTCCTTGGCTGCCGCCGCACTCAGTCTACCGCCAACTTCAAGTTGCGACACATCCGCAAGGCCGCCAGACAGTGCCCGCTGGGCCAAATCCACTTCTTGTTGCGCACGCGCCAAGTTCTGCGCCACATCTCTGCGGGCATATTCAAGCGTGACGCGAGCCTCCGGTCGCAGCGCAGCGGTTTGCTGTTGAAGCTGTTGGTTGATGCGGTCCAGTTGTCCTTGCAACGCCCCAACGCGGCGCTCGGCAAACTCAAGCGCGCGCCGGTTCAACTCAGGCGTGTTGCCTGCCAGTCGCGACTCCATAGCGGCCACGGTTGGATTGCGGATGCCGCCTTCAACCAGACGTTCGGCCATAGTGGCTTGGAAGCCTGGCGTGGTTTCCAGAGCCTGAGTAGCTCGCAGCGCGTTGATTGCCTCTTGCGATTGACCGCCCAACGCGCCAAGCAGTGCGTTTTCTGCGGCGATGCCAGGACGCATCAGCGGTTCAATGCCGGCCCGGTACACGGCGCCACCGGCAGCGCCAATAGGCCCAAGAACTGCCGGCAGCGCAGCGCCAATTCCAGCGCCCGTAGCCGCTTCGTCTGGACTGACTAGGCCAGCGCTGATACCGCCAGTTGTGGCGCCCGCGCCTACACGCGCAACAGCGCCGCTGGGCAAGGTTGCCGCACCAGTACGGCCCAATCCGCCGCTTTGCAGTGCAGCTACAACTGGAGTTCCAGCGCCACCCGCGCGCGCCCCTGTCGCAAGCGCGGGCCCGACGCCAAGCGTACCGGCGACTTCGCCGCCAATCTTGCCGCTTTGAAATGCAAAGGACTCTGGCTCTGCGCCAAGCAGTTGCAATCCAGCAGACACTTGCCGGCCTCGCTCTTGAATGCGAGGAACTATGGTCCGCAAAGGTTGGCCGCCAAGTTCTTCGGGGCCAGTTCTTGCAAGTTCTGTGAGCGTCGATCCGATAGACGCCGCGCCGCGAACGCCGCCTGCGGCAACGTTCCCCAGCGTTTGGGCCACACGCCTTCCAAGCGGAACCTCGTCTGGTTGTGCCGGCGGCGCCACAAGAGGCCCAGCTCCCGGAATCTGCCCGGGCGGCGCGGAGGGTCGTGTACCTTGGCCGGCAAGCGAACGCGCATAGCCAACCAGTTCTTCGTTGGACAGCGGGCGATCTGACTCAACGTCAAACGTCTTGCCGCCGACTTCCAGCGTGTACTTGGGCATGACTACGGCCTTTCGGTGACAAACACGCCAGGCGCAACTTCGCGCCTAACGCCGGCAGCGGGCGATCTGCTGGGTGCTGGTGCCGGTGACCTGCCGGGGGCCGCAGCGGGTGCAAGTGCGGGCGCGGGAGCGGGCGCAGCACCACCTCTGCTGGCGGCGCGTTCGCGCTCTATCTGATTTCTGACGCTGCCCAGAACGGCGTCCATTTGCCCCAGCGTCTCGCGCACAGTTTCAATGGATTGCTGCGGGTTGGTTAGCGCATTCAGCCACGTTTGCAATTCCACGTTGCTGTTCATCTGGGCAGCGGTTGCGCCCGTGGCGTTTTTCACATGGTTGAGAATGCGCAGTCGAGCGTTGGAGATGTTGTCTCGCAGCGTCTGCGCCTCGGTCCCAAGGAACCGCTCTGCCGTCTGACCAACGCCAGTTGCCCGAGCCGCCGCAGCCACGTTAGCCGCCGCCGCTCTGCTGGGGCTGGTCATGGCGCCCATGCGGTTCAGACCCTCGTAATAGCCCATGACAGTGTTGAGCTCTTGGCTCAACATGTCTCTGGCGCTGCGCTGACCTTCCGCGCGCGCTTGCTGTGCCGGCGTACCCTCTGGTCCGGGCGGGGGCGCTCGGCGGGCTTCTGCCAGACGCTGAACAACAGCGGGATCTTGCGGGCCGCCGCGAATGTACGTTACCTCACCATCAGGGCCAATCTCATAACCCCTTGCCTGCAAATAGCGCGCGCGCAAATCTGCTTGCGTAGCCGGCGCAGCACTTGGCGCTGCCCCGGGAGCCGCACCAGCCATCAGCGCATTCTGAACCACGTTGGAGGCAACTCGCTCACCAGTGGTCGGATCTACAAGAATATCGCCGCGCCGCAGGACTTGCGGTTGCGGTGCGACGTCTGGAGCCGATGGGGGCGCCACAAAACCTTGGCCCGGAACATACACATTCTTGCCAACCGCAAACGGCTGGGGCCTCACCACGTAGTTGCCAAGTTCCTTGGCCAGTCCAAGACCCTTTTGCCCAGCACCAGCCAACTCGGCCATTCCTTCCGGCGTGAGATTGGAGGTAAGCGCGCCATACTGCCGGCGGAATTGCTTGTCCTGCAAATCAGCCATCTGCAGTTGCGCGCCTTTTTGCATCAGGTCTTGATCGCCAGAATTGATCAGCGCTTGAGCGTACTTGCCAAGATCCTCGTCTTGGATAGCTCGGCGCATTTCATCCAACGCCGCACTGCGCTGCATCATGCGCTGCATTTCTTGCTGCTGCGTCTGTTGTTGCTGCTGCACCCCCCGCAGCGCATTGATCCCAGGCGCAATCCGCGACAGCGTTTGCAACTGCGACTCAGGCGCAAACTGCATCGGCTGCCGTTGGCCGGCCATCAGGGGCAATCGGGTGTCAAGTTGCATGATTTCAGCCCCCAACAATGGTGCGCCCGAAGATGTCTCGGACGAGGCGTTCTTCTTGCTGCCGGTTCAGATAGTTCTGGAACGAGTTCAGCGCCCCGCCGATGGCCCCAGTGTAAGCCGAGGCGCGGCCCATCCGCCCCGCCGCCAGCGCGTTGGCCTCTTGGCCCATGATGTTGCCGGCAGAAGTACCGAAACCGGACGCCGCGTTGCCCATTTGGGTGCCGGCAGTCTGCCCCAGCCCTGCGATGTTCGCCAGGCGGTTGTAGGCGTTGCCGTACTCCTGCGACGCCGTATCCTGCGCAAACCGCTGGCCGGCCTTGAGCGCACCGCCCGACAGAAAATTGCCCCGCGAAGCCTGCATGCGCTCCAGCGCTTTCAGCCCCTCGCCCAGACGGAACCCGTAGCCGGGGTCCATCTCCAGCATCTGCTGCTGCGAGCCCGGGCCGCCGAGGCCCATCGCGCCAGATAGGCGCTCCAGCGCTTTCGTGCCGGCAGTGCGGTACGGTTCCAACAGGCTTTTCTGGTACTCGAACATCTCCCGCTGCAGGGCGAGAGCGTTTGCCGCAGCCTGCGACTGCGTTTCTGCGGCCTTCTCTGCCGCGTTGGCCTCCAGCACGCCACCGACGACGCTGCCGACTCCGCCTACGACGGCTTGGCCGACGGGGCTGGTGACGAGTTGGACGGCTTTGTCGAGGAGGCTGCCGCCACTCAGAACATTTGACGGGATGTTGGTGCCACTTGTCAAAATGCCTGTGCCCGCAACGCCCGCCCCTTCGGTGGCCGCAACATCAGCCATGCCAGAAAGAAAATCGCCGCCGGTTGCAGCGCCGGTTGCAGCGGTCGGGACGGCAGCGCCGCCTCCAGTTGCCGCTCCAGTTGCACCAGTGGCGGCAACGTCTGCGACGCCCTTTACCGCGCCAGCACCAGCGCCAAGATTTAAGGCGTTCATGCCCGCGTCAACGCCCATGCCGGCAGCAAAGCCTGCATCTGCCGGAATGCCTGCCAGATCAGCAATCGTGCCCACCGAAGGAGGCGTTGACGTAATTGCCGCAGCAGGATTGGCAAACGTGCCAAACTCAAACGTCGGCGGCGTTACGGGGCCAAGTGACGGCGGCAATTCAGTCAACGGCGTCACCGACGGCGAGCCGGTCGGCAACGGAGTCATTGACGATGGCGGCGTTGTGAAAACATCCAACTCGGCCAAATTCGTCGGAGACAAAGACCCAGCTTGCCCCAGCACATCTGACGGCAAAGTCGCCAAGTCCGCAGCCGACAACACTCCGCCGCCGATTGACTCAAAAGGCAACGCCGCTCCGGCCCCAACGATTGCAGGATTAAACGCCCCCGATGCTAGGGCAGACGCATTAACACCATACCCTGCGGTGCCAAGACCGG